GCGGAACTTGAACTGAATCTTCATTTCGTTGTAAGGAAGGGCGGCGGTAGGGAGGGCTACACCCGAATCGCGCGAGAAGAAGAACGGAAGCGGGAGATTGAGCGTAACGTTGGTTCCCTTGTGGGAACCGTCGTTACTGGGACCACCAAGAATCTCACCTTGGCGAACCGGGTTGATGAGGGCGTTGACATTGCCAATCATGTTATTGTAGCCATGCTGTTTCGACGCGGGAACCGTGAAAGCAGTCCAGAAGTCGAGATGCGTGTTATTAAATTTGGCAGCAACCAAATCGTTGAAAGTGATGCAGCAATCAGCGACCAAGTTGTGCATGAAATTTCTCGTCCAGCGAATACCCAACTCAGCCGGTTCTTTAACACCGTTCAACTTGAGAGTCTTGGTCTTGAGCTGAACCGGCGCAAGTTCAGCGCGAAGCCAGGTCTGCAAAAGATAATCACCGGCACGAGATATCGTAAAAGACGGTTCGCCGCCGAACATGTTGGTGGTGGATCCCGAGCTCTTGGTAAGCTGGACCGGAACCTGGGTAAACCACGTGGACTTGCGAGTCTCTCTTACGAAGTAAGCAGTGGCTTCGCACCCACCGTAGAGGTATTTTTCGATCTCGTCAAAAGTAGCGAGATCAATGAACCCCGACGTTACATTAGATGAACAAATAGACATTTTTATATATATACAATATTATAAAAAAAAATTAAAAATATTGGCTTAGGGATACTTATCTTTAATATAATTTAAAAAAATAATATGAGTAGGATTATTCCCTTTTAAACATAAAAATTGTCTATTTTTAAGTAAATAGTTATATATATACATAATGGATGATGATAGCGAATATCAAATAGATATATTAAGAATTGACTCTCTCATACGTGAAAAATATAAAAAAACAAAAAATAAATCGGCGGCTCTAAAAAGAAAACTCGATACTTTGAAAAAAATTGAAAGCAGCAATAAAATTTCGTTTTCTACTTTCACTAACAAAAAAATTATGGATAATATAAAAGATTTAGAAAAGGAGATTGAGAAGATGAGATGTGACAATTCCCTAAATTTTTACATTGTTGAAACGGCTGAAATAATTAGGGATTACCAATTGTTTCTTAAAAAACCTCTAAAACAAAATTTTATGGGTAAGAAAATTAAAAATGAATCTCCCAAAAAATCTCTCGTTTCTAAATATTTGAATGTTGCATCCAAACATATTGACAAATTCAAAATTAAACAAAATATTAAAGCTGTTGATATTTGTATAAAATGTCAGAATTGCTCAGGCACAGACTTCAATATTTCAGAAGATAATATTTATTTATGTAAGAAATGTTTTACTCAAAAAATAGTCTCTAATAACACTTCTTCATATTCGGATATTTCCAGAATTAATATTTCCGCAAAATATATGTATGACAGAAAGGTTCATTTCCGGGATTGTATTAATCAATACCAGGGAAAACAAAATTGCACTATATCTGAAAACATATATCGAGAGCTGGAGGAACAATTCCAAAAACACCACCTCCTGGTTGAGAGCCCGGAAAAATACACTAAATTTTCCAACATAACAAAAGAGCACGTTTCTATGTTTCTGAGAGAATTAGACTATAGTAAACACTATGAAAATATGCATCTCATTCATTATTATTTTACTGGGATAAAACCTGACAATATTGGCCATTTAGAGGACAAACTTCTTAATGATTTCGATATTCTGACAGCATTATACGATAAAAGATTTAAACACCTGGCCCGCAAAAATTTTATAAACACCCAGTATGTTTTGTTCCAACTACTTAGACGACACAAACACCCATGCAAAAAAGAAGATTTTTCAATTCTTAAAACTGTTGATAGAAAATCTTTTCACGATGATGTTTGCAAAACTTTATTTTTAGAACTTTCGTGGAATCATTATTCCTATTACTGAATAAAAAACTGTAAAATAAAAATAAAAATATTGACGAATAGTAAAATGTCATCATTCTCACTACAAGCATCACTTGCTACTTGCAAGGTAAGAACTGAAAATGCCGATAAAGTCCAATCCGATAGATTTTTAAACACTAATGCACTCGCATGCAATACTTGGAATGGAACTGATTTGGTAGGCCGCTCCGTTTGCCCCGATTCTTTCATGACGAAAGCTCCCGGTTGCAACTCTGCAGAAGATAGAGTTTTGGTAGAAAATGAAGTTACTCGTCCTTATTACTACGCGTTTATCGGTCTCAACAATTACGGTCTTGAAACCGGAGGAGTTTCGAAAGCTGGCGCTGCTGTTGTCGACGGTTTGTGCGAACCTTCTTCCGCTCTTTGCCAGGCAGAGAAAAATAGAATGCTCCAAAATACTCCCTCTTGGGATAATGGAACTCTCACGGGTGCAATTGATTGCACCTGTCCTAATTCGGCTATGGCGCAACAAATCGCTAACCAGAATAATAGATACGGCATGCAATCCCAGTCCAGAGGTAAGGTTGAAGGCTTTCAAAGAGCCTCCGGATGCGGCAGCGCTGGATGGTCGTGAACCTAAATTGTGAACCTAAATTATGAATTTTTAAGAAGATTTCTTAAAAATTTATATATATTATATATATAATAAAAAGATGCCTGTATTTTCAGAAAATACAGAAGATAATGTTTGTCCTACTCTCCAAGGATCTAATAAATTTGACATTTGGAATAATTTACTGGATCTAGCTTTAGGAGATGGGGTTTATTCAAATTGGGAGCGAAGTGCCGTAACTACTCCCGCAGACGATGTCCCGGACATCGAACTTCCTTCTCACACGACAGATGACGTGTCTGATTATTGGCGAATAGATTACCTACAGTCTAAACTTCTCGCCGATGCGCGTTTGTACTGGTGGCTGAACAGAGATCAAATTTTAGAAGACCTTCCTAATCGAGCGGCGCCTGGAGACGCAGACGCAGTGACGCCAGAACTCGTGGAAAAACTGAGACACATGGGTGATAAAACTTTTGGAGATCCACGAAATGCTGGTATTCACAATGATCCTGTAGCTCGACTACTGTCAAATAAAACTTATACGTGCTCAACAGGAAATCCCACCCGGGTTATTTCTGTAGAAGAGGATATCGAAATGACAACAGACTCTGGGACTCAAACTTTGGGGCCCGGAATTGCTTGTGAATTTGGTTCTCCGTTTCCAGATGGAACCTTTGAAGATTTGCCAATATGCGGTCCAAACGATATTCTTTGTAAAGGTCAAGATCCAACACCCCCAGTGTGTTTTCAGCGGTGCAATTGCGATGCGTGGCCCCCTCCCTATCAAGACGTTTTTGAGAAGGGTGAGGGAGTTAAGTATTTTAGAAAGTGGAATGGGTTTAGATTTACTGTTGGGGATTCTCGCAGTAGTTCTCAAATAAATAATATACGTAATTCAGACTACCGTGTATGCAGCACAAATGACTATTTTGGGGGGACTGTTCCTCGTCCAAAGGATTTTTGTGATGATAGCGGTTGCAATGGTTGCACTCCTGAGTGCAATTGCAATTTAGTCTGTTCAATGGCACAAGCCGGTGGAAGATATGCAAATTGTTTTGCAGATGGTGGTGAATACGATTCTGGTATAAGCTCTGACATAGAAGTGGCGGCCGAGTTTTGTGTAGATGACGGGCAATGTTCATCCATACAACAGTGTGATACTACAAATAAAGCATGCGTCACGGATCCATGTTTCTTGCGGTTTGGAGGCGGTGCTTCACCGGAAAAGTGCGTAGACCCTACTTTTGTTGAAAGTGTGCTGGCGGCTTGCGACGGTGGCGCCCATCAAGATGTTCCCACGTGCGATTCAGAATGTTGCGCTAAAGTTTTAAGTGATTACATGCAAACATGCAAGTGCGCTGCATTGAGCCACCGAAATACTTTTGGCAAGCTTCTTGAACTCGAACAGCATGTATGCAGCGGGCTTACTGGAAGAAGACCCACCTGCGGTCACTAATTTTTGAATTTAAATGTTTCAAAGAACTCAGAAATATTCATACCTTTTAAACAAGAAGGTTTATTCAAAAACTCTTTGTGTTTTATATAAGCGACGTGTTTGCATTTTTCTTTTCGAATTTGGTGAAGCCAAAATAGACCGAGACAAATTGAATCACCAATATCATGTTTTCTTTCATGTTTTAGGTAATCAGATTTTACGTAATCTATTTTCATATTTGATTCAGCAATTTTTTGCGAGCGCCTCTTTCTTTCATCATAATTACAATTATTAATGTTAAAATATTTATGCATGGAAGACGGGTGAACAAGAGATGTTTTATTTCTGTATTTATTCATTATTAGTTGTTCAACGGCAACGAGACCAGATGGCGGTTGACGTTCGATTATTATGTGGTTCACCTGTTTGAAAACTATTTCAAAGTGTTGAAGTAAATGATTAACCCAATCCACAAAGGTTTTATCATGTTTTAAGTGACACTTTTTTTTATCGCACCTAAAAATAGTTATGTCCACTAAATCAACACCGACTACATTTTTGAATCGATATTGAAAATCCGCAGTAATCAGGGAAAGACCAAGGTTTACTATTCCCACATCAATGCACAGAAATACATATTCTTTTCTTTTATTAATTCTGGAAATAATTTGATGGTGTGGATAAAACGTATCTTCCGAGTCTTCTTCTAATATATGCCATTCTGTATCTTCATCTTTTATAATTTCCATTTTATAAAAGGAATTCTTATTATAAATGGAAATGGAACATCCTGAAAAAGATTATACTTTTAAATACGTCGATAAAATTTATGATTTGTATATCGAAGGCGGTTATAGAAATTTTTTGAGCAAACGCATAACAAACTTTTCATGCACATTATTTTTAATGTGCTACATGTATTTTTTGGTATACTACTTTAGGGTTAAGTGTTTGGATGGAAAATGTGTTATAGATATTAGCTACAATTATTTTTGTAAAGATAATATATTTTGCAGATTCATAATAAGTTTTCAAATACTCCTGGAAATTATTTATATTTGTTGGGCATTTTATTCTTTCACTATCCAACATAATGATATGAAAGAAGCTCATACATTTTTTTTGAGAAAGGGAATAAATGTGGACAAAACCATTAGTTGGAAAAGCCTAATAAATCTTATAGTTCACAAGAACAACATAAATCTATACAACCAAAGATTAAAAAAAAGAGGCGCCTTCGACAAAAAAATAATTAAAACTTTGGATATTGGTCCTTCTTCTATTATTTTCACTCCTTACAGTCTATGGGCATTCAAGGTCGCAACCGAAGACAGCCATTCGGTTGAGGAGTCCAAAAAAAGAACTTATTTTATTATTTTATGCATGTTTATTTCTCTGCCTTTTATTCTAATTATGAGAACTACAAGGATTATTATCAGAGAGTTTATATACTACAAAAGCGGTTTCAAAAAAAATTGGAGAGACTGGTCCCTCTACTCAAAAACAATGTTTAAAAAAATGGACGAATTACCACACAAATTCAAAGCCAGACTCAAATCGATTGAACCCAAGATTAATATAGCATTAAATTATTCACCCACATACAAAAAAGATATTTTTTTTCA